CGATCGCCCAGGCGTCCATCTGCGCGTAGCGGCCGGCGCGCTGGCAGGCGTCGTCGGCGTCATGCGTGCCCGCCCCGGTGCCAAGCTCGCCGCGCCCGACGCCGCTCAGCAGATAGATGCCATTGCCCTCGTCGGCATAGCCGTCATAGCCGATGATCTCGGAACCGAGGGTGATGTAGCGCCGCGCGGTATTGCCGAAGCTGTCCGCAAGATCCGCGCTGTCGCGCGCCACCACCCGCACCACCGTGCCGGTCGCATCGAGGTCCGCCTTGAGCGTGATCTCGGTCTCGCGCGGGAAGCTCGCCCGCTTGCTGTCGGTCAGCCGCAGCGGATCCACGCCGCTCAGCGTCACCCGGCCGTCGCTGTCGGGCCCGTCGACACTGTCGAGCAGGTAGAGCCGCGCCGACATCTCCTCGAGCGGCTGGCCTGCAAAGCCCTCATGGATCCGCAGCCGCATATTTCCGAAATAGGGATTACGCGCGGTCCATTTCGCCCAGAAGCTGCCGCCGCGCCGGCGGCGCTCCGCGACGTACCAGTCGCCGACGTAATCGTCGAAGGCGGCATCGCTCAGCGTGACCGTACAGCCGCCAGTGACGCCGAGCGGCTTCTCGCCGTTGCGGATCGCCGCGACGTTGATCTTCGAGGAGCGCACCGAGACCGAGCTCAGCAGCGGCAGCGGGTCGGTCCCGACCGTCTCGCCCGTGTGCCGGTAGAGCCGCGGCAGCGCCTGCCCGGGCCTCGCGAAGCGCCAGGCGATTTCGCCGCTGCCGTCATAGGCCTTGCGCGCCAGGCAGGTGCCCCAGGTGTTGTAGCACCGCGGCCCCATCGCCGTCGTGGCAGTACAGCCCCCCACCCCGAACCGCCGCGCGCAGCGGGGCTGGATCAGCTCGACGATCTGGACAGGTTCAGTCTGACGGGGCATGTGCCTGCACCTCGAAGCTCACGGACAGGAAGGTCTTCACCCCCATGCGGGAGGGAACGATCGGCGCATCGACCCAGCCATAGACGCAATCCTCGGGGTATCCCCCGGGCCGCGCGGCAAGGAAGAAGGGCTCGGTCAGCGCCGCGCGCGCGAACGGGTCGAACGCGGTGCGATACCAGTCTTCGGGCAGATGGCGCCAGGCACAGGTGCCGGCGCGGCCCTGGCGCTGCACGAAGCGGGCGAGCAGCTGACCGCCCTCGCTGACATAGCTCGTCAGCGTCGCCTGCCGGCACAGGTCGAGCATCGGCAGCGCCGTGTATTCCGGCACCGGCAGGGCAAGGACCCGGCCGGTGTAGATCACCCCGACCGGCGCGACCCCGTCGATCGAGACCCGGACCGAGGTCGTCTCGACCCGCGGCAGCAGCACGAGGATCGCACTGTTGTCGGCCGGCGTCAGTGTCGCCAGATCCTGCCAGACGCCCGCCAGCAGCGCCGCGATGCGCACCTCGGCCCCGGCCAGCTCATGCGCCGCGATGCCGACGGCATCGACCGTCTGCACCGTGTCATAGCGGATGCTCCAGCTCGCCGGAGCCGCCGCCGGCAGCCACCAGCTCGCGGTGTCGACTGCGGCCGCCCGCTCGGCCGGATAACCGCCCGCCGCCGAGGTCGCGCTGACCGCCCCCGCCAGCGCCTGCCACAGGACGCGCGCATGCGTCAGCGGCTGTTCCGGGACATGCCCCGGTGCGATGATGACCGCCATCAGGAAGCCCATTCCATATTGATCTGATACCCGTCCTTGATCGCGGCATTGATCGAGGACACCAGCTCCTCCCCGGTCTGCCGGCCGATCACGTCCCCGGTGATCCGGTAGTTCGCAACCCGCGTCGGCGAGACCGTCGCCGCCGAGGCGGCAGAAGATGCCCCGGCCGAGGAGCCCCCCGAGCCGCCGGACCCGCTGGCGCTCGCCGATTGCAGCGAGGCGATCATCGCACCGGTGCGGGCAAGTGACATCGCGGTGAACGCGGCGGCGACCGGCGGGCCGCCGATCTTCATCCCCTTGTCCCATGCCGAAACGGCCGAGGACCAGCCGTCGACCACCGCCTGCGCGATTGCGGCCGCCTTGCCGACTGCGAACAACTTCTTGTTTTCACTGTTCATCAGCGCCGAGAGGTCGCCGAAGGCGGAAGACCAGGACGCCAGACGCTGCTGCAGCGCGGCCTCGTCGATCTCGCGCATCCGCTCGGCGTGATCCGCCCGGATCTTCTCTTCGAGAGCCGCGAGTTCCTTGTCCTTCCCCACCTTCTTCTCGCGAAACTCGTCGAGCATATCCAGCTGTTCCTGAAAGTGCATTTCCAGCGCCCCGCGCTCGGAGGCATACTGGTCCTGCAACCGCTCGAGCTGCCGCTGATCGCGGTCGGAACCGCCGCTTTTCGACGTGCCTTTCTTCTCGGCCGGCGGCACGTAGCTGCCGCTGGCGGAGGGCGTCGGGTTTTTCGTGACGAGCGGCGGCAGGCCATCGTCGAGCACGATATTGCCGTCCTCGTCGAGCGGCCATGTCCCGGTCGTGGAGGTGTCGTCCTGGCCGCGGCTCCAGGTGTTGGTCTCCGCCTGGTTCTGCTTTTCGGTGGCGTTCCCTTCGGTGGCGATCCCGCCGTCGCTCACCCCCAGGGCGAAGGCGACGGCCTTGCCGTATTCGGCCCATTTCCTGATGTACGGTTCGAGCCCCTCTGCGATCCTGCCGGCTTCCGACAGCAGATCCGCAAAGGCCGGGATCGCCGTTTCCGAGATGAACGTCGCCAGACGAACCAGCTCGTCCTTGTGCTCGAGCACGGCCTTCGTCGCACTGGTCCGCAAGGTCTCGGCGATCTGATCGAACATCCGGTCGACCTCGACCCCGCCCCGGATCATGTCCTCGGACAGGACCCGCCCCGACGCTTCCGCCGCATCCCCGAGGCGCCTGATCTCGGAGCCGCCGTTCTTCAGCAGCGGCAGCAGGCTCGTCAGATCCCCCGACATCGCCTCGAGATAGAAGGTCATCTGCTGCTGATTGACGCCCGCTTTCTGCAGACTGTCGACATAGAGCTGCAGCGCCTCCGGGCCCGAGAGCCGGGCGAACTGATCGGCCGTCACCCCGACACGCGGGGCGATGTTCTCGAAGAAGTCCGCCATCGGGCCGCTGCCGGTCGAGAGGAACTCGCCCACCCGGTCGGACACGTCCTTCAGGATGTCGGCGAGCTTGTCCTGCTCCACCCCGACCGACTTTGCCGCCGCCGCCCATTTCTGGAAGGTCGTGGTATCGGCATTCGCCAGCCGGGCCGAGTTCTGGATCTCGACCGCCATCCGGCCGGCGGCGACACCCGCAGCCACGGCCGCAGCCTTGAACGAGGCGACCCCTGTGGTGACCAGCGCGAAGGACTTCGCCGCCAGCGCCCCGATCGACTTCATCGAGGTATCGAGCCCGGACAGGCCGCGCCTGGCCTGCGCCACCCCGGGCCCGACGCCGCTTCCGTCGGCGCCGATCCTGACCTTAAGATCCGGCAGATTGCTCACGGCGTCTCGCCTCCCTCAGCATCCGCAGCATCTCGCCGCGGGACTCCACACTGTCGCGGGCCCGTTCGGGCAGCTTGTCCTCGATGATCCACCACAGCTGGGCGGGTGGCAGCGTCCAGAACTCGGCCGCGCCGACCCAGCCCTGACCGACGAGGATCCGGTGCAGCTGCCGGACTAGCCCGCCAGCGACTTTTTTCCGTCGTCCTCCGAGCCGGTGCCGAGAAGCCGGGAATGCAGCGGCGGTGCCATCAGCGCGAGCAGCGCCATCACCGCTTCCATCGTCGCGCGGAAGGCATCAGGGCTGCCCTCGGCCAGCGCCTGCATCATCTCGAGGTGCACTTCCCCTTCCGCGACCGGCGCCCCGGCCGCGCGCAACGCCACCTCGAAGGCCCGGGCGATCCGGGCCGGCGGGCGCTTGCGCAGCAGCACGTCGATCGCGTTCTCGTCCGGGTGCAGGATCAGCGCATCCTCGACGAGGCAGACCACCCGCAGCACCTCGCGGGCCGGGATCCGGTAGCCCTGCCCGCCCCATTCCAGCGTCACATCGTCAAACCCCGCCATCAGTTCGCCCCCGTGAATTCATGCGCGCCGTTGCGCACCAGCGTGGCGTTGAAGGTGGTGGCGTTGTCATAGGGCTGCCCCTCGGTGTAGGTGGTCAGCACGAAGTTCCCGGTGATCCGGTCGCCGTTCGGAAAGGCGAACACCGCATCCTTCAGGAACTTGCCGGCCTGATCGGCCTGCAGCGCCGCCTTGCGCAGCACCCCGTCCTCCTCGAGCCCCTCGACCGTGATCTCGAGCGTGTCGGTCGCGAGCACCCCCTCGAGAAAGGTCTGGAAGCCGCCGTCGTTGCGGTCGGTGGTGTCGATCGCCGAGCCGTTCCAGTTGATGTTGAGCACCCGGACCCCGGCGATCGTCGCCGCACCGACCTTGAGCGTGGCGAACTTGCCTGCCTGTTTCGTCATGGTTTTCTTCCCTTGCCTTGTTTCAGTCCTGAGACGCCGCGTCGGTGAACCGCGTGACGGCGAACTCCATGATCAGCACCCCGGTGCGCTTCTCGCCCCCGGCATCGACCGAGGACGAGGTGCTCGACAGCTCGACGATATGCGCGAGGTCCCGAAGCGCGCCGAGGGCGCAGCGCTCGAGCGCGAGGCTGAGAGTGTCGAGAGCGCCTTCAAGGTCGCCGCCGCCGGCGATCTTCAGCGCGACCTGCACCGTGGTCACGCGGTGCACCGTGCTGCCGCCGGCCCGCGCACAGCTCTCCCGCGGTGTCGCCACCCCGAAGACCGGCAGCTGCGAGGTGTCGATCCGCTGCGCCCAGGCCATCTCGCGGCGGAACCCCGCAAAGGCCGGGTCCCTCTCAAGTTCCCCGGCCAGCGCTTCGCGATAGGCCACCCGATAATGCGTCACCCGTCGAGCTCCAGCACGAAGGTGACAAGCCCGTCGGTCGCGGGGCTGAAACCGGGCTGACGGCTGACGACCCGGTAGATCCGCCCGTCCTCGGGCTGCACCCGGTCGCCCACCAGGATCTCCGCAGCGGCAGGCGCAGGCACCCGCAACACCGGCGCGACATCCAGAACCGCATGCCCGTCGTCGCCCTCGATCACGATCGGGGGCTCGCGAAAGATCGCCTGCACCTGCCGCTCGGCCCCGCCGCGCGGCAGGTGCAGAACAACCCCGCCGAGCATCCCGGCAAAGAGCCCGCTCAGGCCATCGAAGATGCTCATCAGCGGATCACGCCATCGAGCAGCACAGACCCCACCGCCGACGGGTTTGCCGCCGCGCCCGCCGCCGCGCCGATCAGCGTGTTGTCGGTGTCCACCGTGGTCACCAGCCGGGCGGCGTCGTCCCAGTAGAGCGCGTCGCCGATGCTCCACGCCTCCGCCGCGACCTTGGCAAGGTCGAACACGCCGACGCGCTCGACCTCGACGCCCGCGCCGTCCTCGGCATCGTGCTGCGCGACACCGACGATCGCGCCGCGCTTGAGCAGCTGACCGCCGGACACCGCATAGGGAGCCGGAACGGCGATCGTGCGCCCGGCCTGAAGGAAGTTCTTCATCGCAAATCTCCATTGCACAGGATGAAAACGACGAAAGCCGCCCTAGGGCGGCTCTCGTCAGGGGCAGTTAGGCTCTGAACGGGTCAGCCCGCGTTCTTGTAGCCGCCGACGAAATCGGCAGCGCCGAGGCCGAAGTCATGCTCGACCGTCATCGAGAAGCCCTGCGTGCCGAAGGGCTCCTCGGTGCGCACCCGCGGCGCCTCTGCGCCGTCGAGGAAGCCGTAGACCCAGCACGGCGCCCGCTCGGACAGCAGATACCAGGCGCCATCCTCGATTTCCGAGGTCACCACAGGCTTCAGCCGGCCCGAGAACGGGTTGACCGCATCCGCCGAGGTCGGCGTGATCGTCGCCACGCGCCGCTCCGCCTCGGTCTCGCGCTCGGGACCAACCAGCAGGATCGTGGGGGCCAGGTTGCGCGTGATACCATCGACCGATTTCTGACGACGCATGGCCGCGCGGCCATCCGACAACGCCTCATCGGTGATATCGGTCCCGGCCGCAGCGAGGTTGCCGTGGTCGGCGTGGAAGATCGCCTTGCCGTCCGACATCTTGGCGCCAAGTGCCCCGGCGTAGAACAGCTGCTCCTCGAAATGCGCCACCGTCTCGCCATAGCTCGACAGCAGCTCGTCGATCGCGCCCAGATCGTCGTTGATCAGCATCTGGCGCGAGATCGTCAGCCCACGACCATAGGCGGCGATCACTGCGGTCTCGCCGCTTTCCCCGAAGGTGCCCCATTTGATCTCGCCGGTTTCGCCCACCGGCAGCAGGGTCGGGAAATCCCCGGTCCGCACCAGCGGCATCGGGCGGAAATCGCGGAAGTTGCGCTTGCGCGCGATCGCCCGGTAGGTGGGCTGGAAGGCGCTGTAGCGTTCGAGCAGCACCTTGTTCAGCGCATTCTGGAAGATCGCCGGAAAATCCGACGTGGCATGCGACGCATCCATGAAGATGCCGATCTTGTCACCGGCGGAACGGATGCGCCCCCGGTGCCCGATCGAGGCCGCCGCGATCTCGACGATCGACATGTCCATATAGCCGCGCGCGGCGCCGGAGGCGGGATCACGGCCGGTGATCTGGGCAGTCAGGGCCTCGGTCATCCCCTGCCGCATCGTGGTGCGCTCGTCGCGCAGGATCTGGGCCCGGCTCAAGCCGGGGCGCGGTTTCGTCATCGTCGGGTTCCCGTTATTGGAGGTGTAATCGGAGATCGCCTGCGCGGTGGTGAGGCCGCGCCCGATCCAGTTCATCGCGATGTCGGCGCCAAGGCGGCGCGAGGCCGCAAAGCGCAGGATGCCGGCCGCATGCGGATTGTCCTGCCCTGGCTCATCCTCCTCTTCGGGATCGGCGCCCGGCTCCCCTTCCAGCTCCCCTTCCGGGTCGTCTTCGGGCGGCGGCTCATCGCCATCCGGCTCACCCTCGGGGTCGACTTCCATCTCGGGATCGTCGATCTGCTCCATCTCCTCCGCCGGATCGCCGGCGGCCCCGGCCGTCATCTTGGTCTTCTTCATCGTCTGTCCTTTCTCGCTCTTGCTGGGATCGGCCCCGGTCATCCGGGCCATGATGGCGGCAGCGGACCGGCCCGCACCGAGGCCGGAACCGACAGCACGCAGGGCTGCCGACGCCTTCGGATAGAGCCGGTAGTCGAAGAGCGCGGCCGCCGCGGCCTCCGCCCCCTCGTCGGTCTCGGTCGCAAAGCCGGATTCCACCGCTGCCGGACCGTCGAAATAGGTCTCCGCCCGCATGATCTCGCGCGCAGCCTCGACGCTGATGCCCGCCCGCGCCGCATAGACTGCGGCATAGGCATTGGCGCAGACCGCCAGCCCCTTGGCGGCATCGAGGTGATCCTGCTCGGTGCCGCGGCCGACCGTCCACATGCTTGCCGGGTCATGGATCATCATGATCGCCCCGACCGGCATCACGATCCGGTCGCCCGCCATCGCGATCAGCGAGGCGGCCGAGGCCGCGATCCCGTCGATCACCACCGTGACCTCGCCGTCGTGGTTCTTCAGCGCGGTGTAGATCGCCTGCCCCTCGGTCGCGATCCCGCCGCCCGAGTTGAGCCGCACCGTCAGCGGCCCCGAAAGCCCCGTCAGCTGCTCACGCACCGACGCTGCCGTGAAGCTCTCCTCGTCCCAGAAGGAGGCCCCCACCGAGCCGGAGAGACAGATCTCATTCATCCTGCGTTTCCTTGTCGCTGAACTCCGCGACCTGCCGCGACACATCGGCGCGCGGGTCGCTGTCAAACGGCAGACCGAGCCGGTCCGCCTCTTCCTTGTCCTGGAGCTGTTCCTCGAGCAGACGCTCGGGATCGACCCCGAGCTGGCGCACCACGCCCTGCCGGCTCTGGAAGCCCGAGCGGACGGCCTCGCGCAACGCGCTGAACTCCCGCGCCGGGTCCACGAGGATCCGGTGCGGCGGCACCCAGGTCAGCCTGACCGCCCCGGGGATGTCCCACAGCTCTGGCGTGATGTCGGACCATGCCTCGACGATCCATCGCCCGATCGGCTGCAACATCATCGGCACCAGCATCCGCCACTGCCAGCCGGAGACGTTGCGTTCCATCTCCAGACGTCCGATCCGGGCAGAGGAGAAGTTCACCCCGCCCAGATCCCCGGTCATCGCCTCGTAGGTGATCCCAACCCCCATTGCGACCGAGCGATAGACCCCCTTCTTGAACTCGCCATAGTCCCCGACCTGCGGCGGTTCCCCGAAGGTCATGTCCTCGTCCGAGCCCACCGGCATGATCAGCCCGGGCTGCAGCGTCTCTCCCAGCTCCGGGCGCGGCATGTTGTCCATGTTCATGTGGTGGAAGGCCACGAAACAGGCGGCGATCTTCTGCCGCATCAGATGTGCGTCGTCGGCATCATCGGCGTTGAGCAGCTTCTCGGCGACCGGCGTGTACCAGCTCACCCCGCGCGTCTGCCCCGGCCGGTCGACGCGGAAGACATGAATGAGATCCTCAGCCGGCACCCGCTCGGAGGTCAGCGGCGATGCCCCGGGGCGCCATTCACCGCCCGGATGCTGGGTGTAGAGCCAATAGGCGACCCGGTTGCCGCCCTGATCATATTCGATCCCCTCCCGGATCTCGTGGCCATCGAGCGTCAGGCCGAAGCGCGTGTCGTCGATGTAGTCCGGCTCCAGAACCTCGAGCTGCAGCGGGATGCAAAGCCCCGCCGATGCCGGACGATGCCGCCGGATCAGGACCTCCCCCGCATCGACGATCGTGTTCATCGCCAGCGCCTGCAGCCCATAGAGGTTCTGCAGGCCGCACCGGTCGATCGCGACGGTGTCGCAATGGGTCTCGATCATCTCGAGGCCCTGCAGCTTCAGACGCTTCTGGACCGTCCCCGGCAGGCCGCGCGAGCACTGGATCTTCGGCAGAATGCCGTCACCGACCACATGACCGGTGATCACCTGCTGGATCCGTGCCGCCATCGGCGTGTTGCGGATCAGGTCCCGTGCGTAGAAGGCAATCCGGCGCCGGTCCCGCCCCGCAAGATCGGCATCCGAGCCGCTCGCCCGGATGCCCTCGTTGTTCCGCCCGAGCTGCGCCGCGCGATAGTGCATCGTCAGCAACCGCGCGCGTTCCCGTTCGGCAGCGCGGCGCGGAGAAAACGCCGCCACCACCCGGTCGATCATCCCCATCACCTTACCCCCTGGAAAACTTCGGCCGGTAGAGGCCCGGCCTGCTGACCGGAGAGACCTCGTTTTCGATCATCGCCACGATCCGGCGCATCTCATCGAGCGAGCGGAAGGTGACCTTCTCGCCGTTTACTTCGAGCGAGGTCACCCCGCGCGCGATGTTGGCCTTCAGCTGGGCCAGTTGCTCTGCCGTGTAGCTCACAGCCATCCCTTCCCCTTGCGGATCCATCCGCCCCGGC